TAGAACTTACAGATTCAATTTCTTTTCCACCCTCAGAGACAATATTAGTTGTAATCAGTGATATTCCAGTAGTAACTGAAATTCCATTGTTATCTAAAAGTCTTCCACTAAATCTAAATTGTGATAATCCATTAGCAGATTCACCATTTGTTATGATGTATGATGCTTCGATATAATTGAGTGATTCTAATTTCTCACCAAATGTACCATCGCCAAAAATTAATTCGTATCTTTGATCTTCTACTTCTTGAATAAAGAAAACTCTGGATGTGGAAGTTACTGAGAGTAAACTGTCGGATAATGTAAACTTTCTAGAAACAGTGCTAGACTCGGTATCTCTTACAATAACACTGATTTGAGAACTATCAATATTCGCATTACCTAAGATATACTTTTGATTGGGATTATTTGCATCAACCGTAAAGTTTTCAGTAATATAATTTCCTTCGTAGATAGAAACATCATCAAATGTAGCAATTCCATTTACTACGGGAACTGTAATATCGTTTGGTATAGTAAATGTATAACTTTCTCCTCCAAATGCTGATGTAGAGGTAACTACACCTCTCTTAAGAGTTAAAGTAACTGGATTAGTTTGAAATCCTGTAGTATCAACAAAGAAAGATATGTTTGCTTTTGCTGCTGTTCTAGATCTTGGAACATATCCAATGTTTCTAGCAAGAGATACTACGTTTTCTCTAAGAGTAGCACTATCAATAAAAACCTCATTGCTAACCATGTTAGCATTGTATGAGGAAATGTATGTGTTATATGCTAATGTATCAATTAATACCGATAGATTTGATCCTTCAAAATCATAGTCAGTAAAATTTGAATTCGATCTAAGGTAATCCTTAATCGAAGTTTTTATCTGATCGAAGTCTAGATTTGTAAAATTAACTAGTGGCATTATCGTGTTTGCTGTAATGCGAATGATAACTGTTGGGGTTGTACATCAATTCCAACAATGTAATAATTGATAGTGACATTAAATTCATTATTATCATAATCTGCTGTTACCTTTACATTGATCAAATCAACTCTAGGTTCATAATTTCGAATGGTATTTTCAATTTCATCTCTGATAATAGATGCTGAAATATCATCAATATTCTCAAATAAAGATTTAGAGACTCTAGACCCTAGATTTTGATTAAAAAATCTTTCTCCAGGTAGTGTAAATAGCAAATTTCGTACTGAACGGGCAATAGCGGTCTCATTTTTAATCGCAATCATATCATTATTCAGGGGATTAACCTGAAATGACATGCTGAGATCTTTAAACCCTTTACTTACCCGTTGTACAGGCATGAAAATATGATAAATCTATCTTATTTATTCAACCATACAGAGGTTCTGTACCGTATTCCCAATCATCATAATCATCATCATTACGAATTTGTGCGTGAATTTCGTTTTGAACATGAAAATCATGCTTTTTAGGGGTCATGTCATCATTTGTAATCTCTCGAAGCATCTTTTTTTGCTTAATTTGCTCGAAAATTCCATAATCTGACGTTAAATTAGTAGTTCCCCACAATTCGTACATATAATTTTTGTCACGATCTGATGGTTTGCCCATTTTGCTCTCCTGATTTTGTTAAATCAGAACTTTTTACGGGGTTGCTATCCCGTGCATCGATAAAAAATCCTCTTCTTAGGTAATCTTCATCTTTAATAAAGGTCAAATCACCCATTTTTTGTGGTCTATCACCTTTCCAAACGGGAATTGCAACTGTATTGCCATACCTAAAGTCTGGATTTCTTCTAAAATGAACTTCTATTAAGTGATTTCCAATGAATTCACAATTAATCCACTCGTAGTTACCATTTAAGTTATTTAATACTGGAGGAAATCCCACTTCAAAGTCCATTTTAGTCCATTTTTTCCATCTGTAGAGGGGATCTTCATCATCTCTCTCCCCTAAAACGACTAACTTAGACTCTTTGTTCTGATAATCGACACTATAGTGATCACCAATAAACACTTCACACCAAAATTCTGCAGGATGAAAATGATCGGTACTTTTATAAATCCACTCTATACGAGAATATCGTCCCATACCAAGTAAATTAATACATGGTCGGACGATATAATACCCTGGATGTGGAACAGGCACCCCTGTAGGTCCACAGAGATGCCCCAAACGACGATTTAAAAGTAGTTTATTATAGACCCATGAATCCTCGAAATCAATTGACTCCCATTCATCTTTTGGATCTAAGTGGTACATGATTACTTACCTTGTCCCCGATACTTTTTCTTTCGACCATTACGAGAAGTTGCCGAGAGAAGAGTCCGGGCAGAACGCCCCTGACGAGTTTTCTTCGGTGCTCCTTTTTCAAAGATAGTCTTATTAAGTGCCATTAAGTTTCCTCCAGTTCGAGTTGTTCAACATCAAATTCCTCATCAGTATAGTACTTAGAGGATAGTTCGTCAAGAACCTCAGTACATTCTTCATAACTGAGGTTCTGATATATCTTACGTCCTTTGTATAAGATATTAAATGCCATTAGATCACACGAGTTTTTTCATGTCCCACACGAATACGAGGATCGCACCAGATATCAAATCCAGCTTCCTTTGCATCAAGACAGAATGATACGTCTTCACCGCACATGTCTTGAACTGCACCAGACTCAAAGACTTGCATCTTAGGAGCAAACCAGGGGTACTCAAGATTTTCGAATACACCATTCTTAATCAGAACCCAACCAAAACCAGTGTAATCAACAGTAAATGGTTTACGACGCTTAGTAATGGATTCAACAGTCTCATGATTCATCACTCCACCATTACGACGGAAATCATCTTCTTCCAACCAGTGTGCTACTGATGTTGTATGACCATCTTCTGTTGCATACCAACCAGCAACGATTTCTTTCTCTTCACCTTCTTCATTCAGTGCAAGATCACAAAGTTGCCAGAACTTCTTAGTGTCAAATACAATGTCACTATCAATCCAGAGTTGGTAATCATAAGTCAGTTTACCGTCCCAAGGAATTTGTTTTGGACCACGAAGAACATTTGCACCGAGTACTTTACAACGAGCAAAGTTCACCATGGAAGAATAATCTTGAGAAATTTGGATACTCATTCCATTTTGAACTAAGTCAAAACAAAGTTGAACAAATGCCTTCAGAAAAATAAATGAACATCCACGACCTGGAAGACAAAACACAATGCTCTTGCCTTTCATTCGTTCTTTAATTGCATCATAATCCCACTCATTCTCAGTGGGTTTAGGTGCTGCCGCCTTAACCGTAAATCCTTTTGCCATAAGTGAAAATAACCTTCAGATCAATTTTAACAGTCTATATATCGATTGTCAATGGGAACTATCCAAGGAGACTTTCCGGTTCACCATAAGTTCCTCATAAGACAAATCAGATACCTCATAATCGGTATGCATCAAACCTACCATGTTGTTCAAGGTGTTCCAAGTAATTTCAAAGTCTTCTTCTCTGATTGAATGAAATAAACAACGATTCTTTGCGTAAATGTGATATACCTTTTCCATTACTCTACTCTTCCATAATGGTCCTCTAAACGAACGATATCATCCTCATCACATACTCCAAGTTGAGTTTCAATAATTATGATACCATTCTTTCCTGCTTTGAGACGATGTACTTCTTCCTTATGTATAAAAACACTGTCACCAACTTCAACGTGTTTTGTAGTGTCCTCTAGAGTCAATTCTCCATCACCTTCAACAACTATCCAATACTCTTCCCTATGGAAATGATATTGGAGTGATATTGAGTGATTTGGTGAGATAATAATTCTCTTTACCTTATAATCAATCTCTTCGAGTAAATTCTCAAACACTCCCCATGGGCGAACCTCTGTAGTCATAAAATTTTTCCGAAAATTTTTTTATCTAAACGCATTATATATCAGAACAAATAAAAACCCGACAGTGCCTGCGAAGATCGTAAAGCACTGCCGAGGATATCGTATTAACCAACCTGCAAAGACAACTTTCCAGAAGTTCCAATAAGGGTTTCTATTTCTTCTTACCACCTTTCTTTAAAGTCCTTTTATCTGGTCTTGAATATCCATTGCTATGGATCCATTTGACACCCATTTTTTTACTCCGGGAAATTTTTATTCGATTGATATTTAGAGGTCGAATTGTCACCTCTGTAGGTTAGGAAGGACCCAAGTTTTTATAACCCCCCGTTACGCCCGCAGGACGGTATAAGGAATCGGCACAATAACTGCCGAATACGCATACGAATAAGAGTCTAACATAAGGGGGGCAAACTGTCAAGAATGCCCCCACGAATACATCAGAACTCGATCACATCAAGAGTCGGTACATTCGACTGTTCTGTGTCACTCACTGCATCACTGGTAAGTGCATCAAGAATCGAAAGAATCTCATTGCCAGTGTTACCTTTGGACAGCAGGGAGATGAGAACTTGCTTGGACATAATAAAGAAGAAAAGTGTTGTGAACTGTGTGTGCCTAGTTTATACTCATGCGACAGGAGTGAGTGTTACTTAGGACGTGATCAGTAAGTGATGATCAACCGAAACAATAGTCGTTGATCCAGTTACCTACCGAATCACACTTTCTGAGGCGAAGCATATCAAACGGATGACAGGGTTTGCTATACACATGACCTGTATGAGTTTTGATAAGTGCGACCCCATGAAGTGGCGACAGGATCAAGTTATCAACTGTCTTACAATCACTGCAGTCGATGTTAATAAAGACGGGCAGATGTTCGGCAAGAAAGTTAGCGAACGAAACGTAGATTCTCAGGAGCATGATAACGAAGAAGTGAATGAGTGAGTGTTAGTAACTCAGAGATCTTGCATCATTTCGTTGATCTCATCGTGGTTCACTGCTACATCATCCCATCGAACATTGTCACCAGTGGTATCACGATCGACGTTCATCATGCAACGAATGAACTTATCATAAGGGGTCTCAGATTCAGTGCAATACTCTACACATGCTTTGGCAGTGTTATAGAGAAACTCACTATTCTGAATCCACAGTGATACATTCCAGGTCTCGTAGTTAGCATAACCGTTGTAGGTAGTTTCGAGAGTGGCAGTCATTTAGTGTCGTTTGAGTAGGTGTAAATGAGAATGGAAGGATTCAGTCCAACCATTGACCGTTAATGAACTCCTCAACTACACACTTAAGGGAACGCTCAGTAAGGATAACTTGCTGGAACATACTTGCAAACAATCGAGTGGGAAACTCTCCAGCAACTTGCATACCATCAGCAGTGGGAATTACAACTCGGAAAGTGTTAGTCATTTGTGGTTAGTTAGTGTGAATGAAGGGGATGAAATCAGAACGCAAGGAGTTGCGAATCCATCTGCTCCTCAGTGATAAGACCCAACTGATAATCAGTGTTCAGAGTATACATCAGGTCTTTGAACTGAGTATAACGATTCGGGGCAAACTTATGCAGAAAGAAGATTTTGCGACGAATCGGATTGTTCATCATGTGGGCAAAGTTGCGAACCTGATTGAGCATCTAGTGAAGTGCGGTTGTCCTTACACTATAGGGACACTTTCGAGGTGAGTAACTTTAATTACCATCGGTCAGGTGTACTTAAGTCCTCTACATAAGCATCACACTTCTCTGCAGGTTCCAACTTAAAGAGTTTCTCCCAGTCGATTTGATGCGGGTCGAAATCAGGGAACGCTGAAATGTCGAGAGTGATGCGATAACGAACCTTCTGTGCTTGTGAATACGCAACTGACATAAGTGCTCTCCGATGTGTATGTTAATACTATAAGATGCTGAGAGGAAACTGTCAATGGGGTTGGGAGTATTTATTCGGAGTCCTTATGTTTTTGGGGGGGATGTGTGGGATTTCTGATGTTCCCGTGGTTGACAAAGTGCGGTCCTTATGTTATGCTGGCTTAGATCACAAGACCCTGAGACATTTATAAGATCATAAAGACAATTAAAGGGTCTTAATTGATATTAATTCGTATCATTATCACCTCTTAATAACAATAATTATCACACATTAAAAACACTAAAGTATATTTAAAAATACATTTTTAATTGATTTTTAACGTTTTTTAGGGTTATTTCTTGTTTTTAGACAATAAAAAAGAGAGGGTAACCACTCCCTCTCTCTATACATCAACCACACTAACCCTTAGGAATTATCTACACTTTACAGAGTCACTTTGTTACTTAACTGAGGCAAACTCCTTCCTCTTGTGTTACTGATTAGTGGATGCGAATGACTCGATTGAATGAACTGCTCGATTGCCTAGATTTGCAAGTCCATTGAATCCAACTGTTGCGAGAATGATACCAGTAACAACTCCAATCAGAAACTTAGTCATTCGATTCTAATGCTTGAGTACAGTATAAGAAACGTTCGTATTCTTCATCAGTAAAGTTATCAGAAGCATAAGGTATTCCTACAACATAAGCACAGAACTTGTTGACGTTTTCATTATTGTTTGGGGTTGCTTTTGCGGTTGCGATGATAGCAACTGTCAGGATTAGGAACTCAACTAGGAAAGCAATGTTTAGGAACTTTCGGTTTCGTTTTGTTACTTGGAGTTTCATGATTTCAGTTCAGACGCATACCAGAGAAGAAGGGAATTGG